TCATAATGCTTTTAAGATGTCGCCGAACTTTTCAGCGGTCTCTTTTTCTTTACTTTTGGCAAGGTGGCTGTATGTATTCATTGTGATAGCATAATCTGCATGTCCTAATCGTCTTTGTATCTCTTTAGGGTTAACATCGTTGTTCATCAAAAGACTAGCGTGAGTATGACGGAAACCGTGAAAGCCAATGTTAGGTACTCCAGCATTTTTGAAGTGTCTCACTAATTTCTGTCTCTCTATTTCATAAGACCTCATTTTTTGATGATATGAGAAGACTAAAGAGTCATGCAAGGATATAGCACCGTCATTTTGATATTTCCGCCATTCTTTTAAAACATTAAGAGTTTCATTATCCAAAAACACAGAGCGGTTGCTTTCTTTTGTCTTTGCGCTATCCTGTATCACATTGCTTTGTTGAATTAGAGTTTTAGACACATTGAGATAATGGTTGTTAAAATCAATATCAGACCAAGAAAGAGCCATAGCCTCCCCTACACGTAAGCCAGTTGCAAGAAGTAGTTTGTATAAAGTCTTACTCTTTCGATTGTCCGTGCTTGGTTCTAAAGTATCAAGATACAACAAGAATTGTTTTAGCTCCTCATTATCAAAATACTTAATCTTTTTAACTGTCCTTGTCTTTAACTTAGGAGGGAAAACCTTTATAGCTGAATTGTCCTCGACAGCTCCTAATTGCATACCATAATCAAGGATACGTTTTATAAAGTTAAGAAGTAGCTTATAATCCTTACATTTACCTCGCTCACGCTTACCGTTGATTATTTCGGCTGTATTTGCGTTATTAGCCCATTTATTGACAAGTTCCTGTAATAACATTGGCGTTATCTTAGAGAGCTTGTATGAGCCAATAGGAGGTAGTATATAATTACGTAAGTAATTATCAGCGACACTTATACTATTTTCCTTAACAGTCAGCTTATAACTCTCAAACCAACTCAAAGCCAAAGATTCAAAGTTATCAAAAACCACTTTTTCCCTTGCAATTGTTGACCCATTATTGATAAACTTATTTATAGCTTGGCGTGCTTTAATATCACACATTTTTCTACTATTGGCACTTACACTTGTTCGTACTTGCTTACCTGTGAGATTATCCACACCCAAATAAACGTTAGTTCGGTACACCTTTGTACCGTCTTTTTTTATATATTCTTTAATATTCATAATTATTTCTTCCTTTCCATTTTGTACTAATGTCAGGCAAGGCATGTACGAGGATTGAGAAATATTGTTATTAGAGCTTATACGATTAATTAGTTAACTGGTTTATTAGTTTATAGAGTTATTAAATTCTCAACTGATATAGTATTATTTACGGTATCAACGGTAACAAAGTATTATAAAGCTATATAAATAAAGGGTTTATAGTGATACCATTCTCTAAAAGAAGAGTAATTATAAAGTATCGACGGTAACAACTATAAAAGAGATGAGATATAGAAAATGATAGATAAACAGCTCCATAGAGCCTTTTGTTGGATAAACTACTGATAGAATGGCATTCAGCTTTTAACGTGGTTCAGGTTTGCACGTATTGGGCTTAAGTAAAAAAAGATTCAATAATTTACTTATGGAATTGGTGGAAAAAGGGGGAATTTGTTATAAACGACTATTATTTCAATGATTCCGCAAGCGTTAGAGTTTTTCTATCAACTACTCTTCTATCTTCATTTTCTAGGCGTACAATATAGCAATTATTCAAACTCGTTGATTCATCACTAGTAACAATTGTGGCTATTTGTCCGTCTGATAGTTTGATTACATCGTCTTTTTTCATGTAGAACCTCCTTTCTATAATTTATTTTATACCTGTCATCACAGACGATATGAACTTTCGTAAATTTCCGATAGTTGAGGTAAAGTGAAAAGTTCCTTGTCCTAATTGGATTGTGGCTATAGTCGTAAAATGCGACCTCAGGTAGTTTTACTAAAAAAAAGTAAAACTATGTCTCTATTTCTTAATTTAAAACTGAATACAAAAAGGTGTAAGATGAAAGCATAATGATTTTGAGATGTCATTACTTTCAAGTATTAAGCTACTCTTTCGAGTGGCTTTTTTTATTTTCCGAATTAAACCTAATCGTCCGTGATTCGTCCGTAAAAAAGCAAGAAACATTTCTACATAGCGATTTAATCGTCCGTAGATTCGCACATCTTAATTTTCCAAATTAGATCCAACTAGTAAGAAATTTTTACTTGTTCATTATTGCTAACGTCGGCAAAATTGGCTGTTATGCGTTTAGAGTGAACCTATAGAGATTTGTACAAAAATGTTCATATCCTATTATTGGTTTCAGAAAAAAGTGAAACCAAAAACATATAAATAAAATGAGATTATGGCTAGATAAAACTAACAAGGTTTAGACAAGGTTAATCACAAAATTGTGAAAAAGTATCCTTCGTTATCTGAGACCCTAAAAAAGGGGGTTCCGATTCGTTCCTCCCTAGCAAGTCGTGAATCACGACCCCCTTAATAACAACAACGAAATTTTCGTTTTTGCCACTTGTGGCAGAAAGCTATACCACTAAAATACTGTTAAGGGTGTAAAGATTTTAACGCCCTCAAAATTGTGGAGGTTATCAACACTAGACAAAGTCTATACCGACATCACGTCGGGTATGGGGTAACTTTGAGGTGTACCCATCCAAAACAAAAATGTTATAGCTCCGTAGTTACAAATACACAGCAAATTCTAGCAACATACAAAATTTACATGTAGTTATTCCCCATATAAATGGGGAAGCCGTCAACCATTACGTAGGGTATGAACAACATACAAAATTTACATACTGTCAGTATCATGCTGAACAACCGTACCTAAAAGTACACTTGTTAATTGTTGGCAAATGTTGGCAGAAATTGACTTGGTACGTCATTGTATTTATTACTGAGTTATGGTTCAGTGAGATTTTACTTGACCTATTATCAATAACCACGTTCTCTTTTTAATCGAGCTTCTAAAGGTTCTGAAAGCTCCTCTGGCATTTCTTCTTGATTAATTATGAAATAGATATATCCGTTTAAATCATCTTTACAGATTTCTTTTTCAACCAACATTAATACTATTGCTTCCATATTTTGGATAAAAGCACTGATAATTTCGTCAGAATAGCCATTTATCTTTAAGAATAGAGAACCTAAAATGATTGATGACCGCTTATTCCCGTCTTGAAATGAATGATTTTCAGCTACAGAAAAGACTAAATGACATAATTTATCTTCAAAGAGAGGATAATATGAATCGTTTTGGATATGTTCTAAAACACTACCTAATCGTTCGTTTCTTATTCCAGAAAGCCCGCCAGTCTCATTAATGATTTTTTGATGTTCATTATATGCAATATTTAAGGTCAAATAGTTCGTCACTTATCTTTCAACCTTTCAAAAACAGCTTTATTTTCTTGTATTTGCTGTTCTAAAGATTTACTTTGCTCTCCTAAGAATTTTTCATAATCTTCCTGAGACATGGCAGTTATATATTCCGAAAGTTTTTCATGCCTGACATCTCGCAAAGAGTTATCTCTTGACGCCATTAAAGTTCGTGCATTATCTAGTAATGGGGTATACAACGGTTGTTCAGAAAATTCACAGATTATTTTATCGGCCTCATCTTTTGAAAGCCCTCTACCAAGAGAATCGCTTTTCTTTTCAAACTCACTAGCTAAACCAGCTTCAAAACTAGCAATAATTACTAAAACTTCACTATATAAAGTACTCCTAATATTATCCTTTGAATTCAGTTTGAGAAGTGTTTTATATTCTTGAGCACGCTCTCTAAAAATCGCTTTGTACACTTCGTTTGTAAAATATGCGTACTTATAATTTCCCATGGCTATATAATTTTTTAAAGACTGTGTGAAATTTTTCCGTTCCACCGCCTCACGTTGTGCTTGATTTAAATACTCTTTATCTCTTTGATTGATATATTTAACATTTCCGTCGGTCTTATCTGAAACTTTTTGCATAGCTAGGTCAAGTATTATCCCTCTAACATCCCGAGCTTTTTCACTATTTTTTAGTAACATTGAGAAATTTAAGACAGCTTTAACCGTTGATACTGTCAACTTTCTTGTTTTGCTCCCGACATTTTTGTCGGTATCAAAATCATTGTTCATTTTTAAAAATTCTTGAAGTTTTGAACCCGTTAAAATCATCACTCCATTTTGGCTCAATTCATGGTTGTTTTCTTCAATGATTCTCTCAATTGTCCTGATATTAACATTATAAAAGTCTGCTATTTGTTGATTAGTAAAAAATAATTGTTCAATATTAAAAGTCTTCCTTGCTTCAGCTACAGCAAAAGGATTATTTAGTATGTTTTGCCTATCAACTAATGATTGAGTTAAATCTTTGTTCATTTTATTTTCCTTTCCGGCGCACAAGCGCTTTTTATTTTGCATTCCTAAAATTTAGGACTTGTTTTATAGACTTTAGCACTATTAAAGTTCTAATCTATTGCTTTTTTCATTTCATGAATAACTCTTCTTAATTTTGGCAAAGGTAATTCTATCAGGTCAGCAAACTGTTCTTGTGGTAGTCTGTAGTGTTCTCCAAACATTTTCTCATACTCAGCTATAATTACAGCCTTTTGCATTTTTTCATCTAAGTGATCAATACTCTTTAAGTAGTCCGATAGTTTCATGTTTCCTCCTTTTTTAACCCACCAACTCAAACCAGCACAGCTCATACAGCAACGCACACGCTTCGTCATAAGCGTTGTGATGATAGCCGTAGAAGTCTAAGAAGTTGTATATATTTTAAATAAGATGTTTACTCTTCCTCTGGTGCATCAGGTAAAGTTTTCATATATTCTAAAACTTTATCTGTTGCTTCATAGCCAATTCTTTCAGACTGCTCCATAAATTCTAAGACTTGTTTGTGGCCTGCACCATAGTAATCCTCATCTAAGGCTAATTTTTCGTATATTTTTTCTATATTATTATGTTCTTGTCTTCGTGTTTCAGTGTACCATTTCATAGTATCCAACTCATTGTTAACATGTCTAATAAAATTATTTGCAGTATCAAAATAACGATTTAACTTGCCCCCCTTATTAAACTCCTCTGTTTTTGATATAACCCATATCGCTAAGTCAACTAAATTATTTTTTGATAAATCAAAATAGCTTATTTCATTTGAATCTAGTTTTTGTATTACAAATAATGCTTTTTCATCATCATTTACATCATAATCTCTTTCGTTTGAGTTTTTTGTTAAATATTCTAAAGAGACACCAAAAAAGTCTGAAAGTTCTTGCAAGAAGCCTAATTGTGGATTGCGTTTTCCTGTTTCGTATTGACTTAAAGTACTGTCTCTCACCCCAAGTATTTCTCCTAGTTGTTTAAGAGTGAGCCCTTTCTCTTTTCTTAACTCGGCTATCCTATTTTCCATATCATACCTACTTCATGTTTTATTTAATTAGAATTATAACGTAAAAAAAGAAATTAATCTACTTTTTTTCACAAAATGTGAGTTTCACGCTTGACATTCACATATTGTGAGTGGTATACTATTCACATATTGTGAGTGAAAGGAGAACGAATGATTATTTTAGGACATGAAATATCAATAAAGCTAAGAGAAAAACGAGCAAGAAGAAACATTACGCTTTCGACAGCTTCAAAAGAAATAGGAATTTCTTCAAAAACTTTATCTCTTATTGAAAACGACCGCCTTGATAGAGTAAAGAAAACAATTTATAAAAAAATAACAGATTGGTTAATTCAATAGGACTTAGTATATCACTACTAAAATACAAACCGCATTTGCCGTGCGCTGTAATAGAGAACCAAGAAAAAGACCTCGATTGTCGATAAACTACGTAGAAATGAGGATAAATGAAAGACTTAGCATTTTTAACCAGTCCTGACATGAGTAAAGCGGAAGTTGTAACTAACCATGTCGTTATTGCTGAATATTCAGGACTTAATAAAATTTCAGTTCGTAAACTGATTGATAACAATAAACAAGACCTTGAAGAGCTAGGGATATTGTCATTTGAAATGACAAAACCTATTAAAGGTTCAACTGGTGGACGTCCAACAAAAATTTATCAACTCAATCGTAACCAAGCTATGTTACTTATTACATGGCTAGACAATACCGAACCAGTTCGAGCTTTTAAACTGGCTCTTGTAAAACGATTTAATGAAATGGAAAAAGAGCTTCAGGCACGAAAGATTGCAAGAGCAGTCGAGAAACAAAAAGGTGTTAATCTTCATCAATCTATTTCAGAATGGGTACACTATCCACGTCATAGCAATACATGGCACACCATTATTAGAAGTTTGCTTGCTACTACTGTGACAGGACTAACCAAGAAGCAAATTCAAGCTAGAGATACAGACTGGCGAAAAGAAAAAACGCTCCTTGACCTCTTAAATTCGGAGGAAATGGAACGTTATAAAATGCTTGAAAGTATCGCAATAGCAATGATTGAAGCTGGTTCTGATTATGAGCCTATCAAAACAGCAATCAAATCCACAATGACAACAAAAAAAAGCTGAAACCACCACAGAAACAGCTTAAACTATAAGTAAGGCAAGCCTTGTAGGGCTTTGCTTTACTCCATTCTAACAAAAATTATCAGCAAAATCAAAGCTGATTGACCTTTGAAAACCGAATAAGAGTGAACTTCTTGAAAAATGATTTATTTTTAATTAAGTAATACTTAATTATTGACATTAAGAAATACTTAATGTATAATATAGTATGTAAGGTTAATCAAGGGTTACGGCTTAGGCAAACGAGTACTGATTAACTTGCAAATTTAGTGAGAAAGGTATTCAATTTGACCGAGGAAGAAAAGAAAAAACTAGGGCGACCATTTTCAGAAAATCCCAAAGTAACAGCTTTGTCTATCAAATTAGATAAAGAGACCCAAGACATACTAAACGACTATACCGAAAAGGAAAAGGTTAGCAAAAGCGAAGCCGTCCGTCGTGGTATTCACAAATTAAAATAAAAAAACTCTCAATGTACATCAGTTTGGCGACGTCGTACATTAAGAGTTGAGTACCGAGAGTTTCACTCGATAAATAAATTATATCAAGAAGTGAACTCTTTTTCAACACGCATTTTTTAAAGTGCGAGAAATAGAGTTTTTTTGTACCCTAAAATACAAATTAGCCCTAGAAATTCAAAGGTAAAATCATGTTTGAAGAACTAGAAATTCATATCGAAGAAGTTGAGATGTATATACAAAACATCTACAAAGCTGTTAATGATTATGCAAGCGGAACTTATGAAAGTTTCAAATTAGACGATAAAGGCACTCTCTTTATTACCAAAGGTAACGCACAGGACTTATCAGCTTATGTCAGTGATTACCTTATGACAATTGCTAACATTATCGGTGTATCAATAATTGAATAGAATCGGAGCAAAAAAATGAATAATACAGCAAACAAAGAAACTTATATCCTTGATGATTCAATCGCATTTGAACTCATGGACTTATTAAAAGCCAAAGCAAGACATTTTATACAGCTTAATGAGTATGTCTACCGCTTGTTTGACGGTCAATCAGTAGTAACTTTCACAACTTTAGAAAATAATATTCAAGTAGAAATGATTAAGGGGTAAGAAAATGGCAACAATAGACGAAAAAATGAATGTACGTGCAGAAATCGAGCAGGCAGTCGCAAAAGAATGTAGCTTTACAGAATTTAACCCAGTATTTGAAGATTTATTTCCCTCTCTTAACTGTCTCGAAGAACAAGACGGCTTCAAATTGGAAAAATACGATATCTATCAAGCGTTAATGACCGCTTATAGTGTGGGATTTAATCGCGGTAAAAAAGCGCACAAACCTACAAAATGGCTAGAAAAAGAAACCAAAGAATTTGAAAATTATTGGCACCTCTATAACACTGTAAAAAATCAGGCAATAAAAGATATATCAGGCGGAAGCGTGACAAGACAAAGCCGTGAATTTCGTTCTTTGGTAACTCGAAGAATGTACGAAGCAGGAATGGCAGAGGAAAAGAAAAATTGGACTTCTTGGGACAAATAAGGAGGTAAGCCGTGAATGAAGACACACTAACGAACCTTGTTGCCCGTGGCTTAGTTGATAAAGTCATCAGCCTATTTAATAAATATCTTGGTATGCAATCAAAAATCAGAAATGAAAAGCGGGTATTACCTTATATCTCTAAAAAGCGTGTCATGGAGGACTTAGATATATCAGACGGTACACTTGATAATTGGGAAAAGCACGGATTGAATCGCTATAAACCACGATATAAAACCTCACTTATCTACTATTTGATTGATGATATATGCAAGTTCATCATCATAGATACATAGTAACTTGTCAGGCAAGGCAAATTTTATTAGAGGATTGAGAAAATGACAAATATTATTAGAGCTTGTCCCTATGTGGCTGGTATTGATAGCGTAGGTATGCGAAGTTTAAAAGGCTATCACACAGCACTTACAGACAAGCAGATTGAAAAGATAGACCCATTGAACGCAAACACAGGCACAGTTGATTATTCTTTTAAAGTTCGTAAATATAAGCACGGTGTCCGATTTGAGGGCGAAAAAGAGGGCGGAGAAATCAGCTTATTTGATGAGGTAGCGAAATGATTGAACACCACCAAGGCTACACGACTATAAAACGGTACGGACGGAATAGTTTTAGACAAGCAGGTAAACACCCGTTTAAGATGATTTACAATGCACGAGCGGTCAAATACGACCTCGTACAGCAGTTTGAGGAGAGTACAGGCATAATCTTACCCAGCGGAGTGAAAAGCAACTTATGCACGCAACCAGTACCGTTTTTAGGTAAGGAGTTGGCTATTATGAAACTACAAATAAAGGAAACTAAAAAATGACATTAAGAAAATTAAGTGATGAAGAAAAACAAGAAATTAATAACCTTGATTTAACTCACGAAGACATGTATAAAATGCTGAAAGCTCAACCAGATATTGAAATAAAAAATATTACAATTGAAGCCTTATTTAAAGATGACGATTTACTCGCAGTAACACCGCAGTTTGATGACATCTCAAACCTTGAAACTGTCAATATCTTACTTAATGTATTGATAGCTGATGTAAGACAAAGCGCAGATATAGAGAGTTTTATCAAGACCATTATTTCTATATGGGGAACGTATGACGAAGCGGAGGAGGGCTTATGAAACTAACTGACTTACAGAAATTAGACCAAAATATTATTAAATGTCTTTCTGAACATCGAGGGATTGACCGAGCTATCAAAGGTAGAAATTTAGCACAAGCCCTTGATATTGATTTTCGTACTTTACAAGGTCGCATTGAGTACCTCCACAAGCAAGGTTGCGCCATTGGTTCGATTGATAACGGCTATTTTATCCCAACTAATGAAGACGAGCGCAGGGCTGGCATTATCAAGAAACAACGCACAGGCATTGCGATTAATAATGCAGTCAATGGCTATACGCTTGCGGAACTTGATTGGATTGACCAACTTTTTAAGGAGGTTGACCATTGACACCCAAAGAACAAGCCTTAAACTGTATTAATCGCGGTTTTTCTGTTATCGCTGGTTTTCCCGCTGGAAAAAGTGAGCGAGCTGTTATAAAAGGGACTTCAAGCGGAACACTTGACGAAATCACAGTAAGCGCGTGGTTTGATGAAATACCGAACCGCAACATCATGATTAATCTTAGAAATAGCGGTTTGATTTGTATTGACTTAGACCAGCACCAAAACGGACAGAACGGCAGAGCTGTATTCAGTCGCTTGTGGAATGAACACAGCGAGGGCGAAATATTAAGTACCTATGTTGAAAAGACACCCACAGGCAACGGCTTGCACGTTTTCTTCAAAGTTCCCAAAGAGCTATTCAGTCAGCCAATTGTCAGCGAACTAGCGGACGGCGTGGAGATAAAGACACACTTCACACCAATATACCCAAGCAAACGCACAGACGGCGATTATATCCCTTTGAATGATACAGAAACTAACGAGCCTTTGACTTTCGATAGTCTTTGCGATTGTCCTGACTGGTTACTTGAAATGATACAACGACCACAAAAAAGACAGAACCCAACGCTAGGAAGTCGGACTTATGGCGCTGAAATGTGGGAGTTATTCAACCAAGGCGCACGAAAAGGCAACCGAAACAACGATACAAATCGCATACTTCACTACTGGAGAAAAATAGGCATTGATAACAATCATTGCATGGACTTATTGCGAACCTTTAACAATCGAACCAGTCCGCCCTTACCTGATGACGAGCTGGCGACCATTTGGAAAAGCGTATTCAAGATGAAATAGAAAGGAAGTCATGACAGACCAATTAGAAAAACTTGTGGCAGAAACACCACAGGGAAACGTAAGAAGTCCCAAACCTCAAATAGAGGACTTCACAGATTATGGCGAAGACGGCAAAAAAGTCGTTAATGTCGCAGGTTATCAAGACAGTTTGACAGACTGGTTAGAACAAGAAAAAGAAATCATTAATCAGCCTGATTATGTCAAAGCAAACACTCAAACGCTTAGAGCTGTTAGAAAACTATTCTTTGAACACCGTAACTTATTTTTAAGCACACCTAAAGAGGACGGAAAGCCACCGAAATCATTAAGCCCTTTAGAAACAGCAAGAATTATCTATAAGACGCTCAAAGTCATCAAACTAGACCACCAAAGCGGACTGTTAGGCGTTTATAATCCTGAACTAGGAATATATGAAACGAATGAGAACTTCTTTCATCGGCTCATTTATTGGTTAGAACCGTCATACAGTCAGGCACGGTCTAAAGAGGTTCTCTTTAAACTTGAAACCTTAGCAGAGGTTAAGCAACAAACCGCAGAAGCTCATTTAATCCCAGTAGCGAACGGTATTTTCAATAAGAAAACACAGCAATTAGAGCCATTTAGTCCTAAGTACGTCTTTACCTCAACGATTGCGACCAAGTACAACGCCAAAGCCAAAGCGCCTAATATTAACGGTTGGAACGTAGATGGCTGGCTCAATGATTTAATGAGTGGAGATAAAGAACTTGTTAGCCTTTTATGGCAGATTATTTCCGCAAGCACCAACGGCAACTATTCTTATCGTAAAGGCGTTTGGCTCGTCGGTAAAGGAAATGACGGCAAAGGGACTTTTCAGAGCCTCATCATGAACTTAATCGGACGTGAGAACGTCGCAAGTGTCAAAGCTGAACAGTTTTCTGAACGTTTTTCTCTTTCCCAAGTCGTTGGTAAAACTTGCATTATTGGAGATGACAGCCAAGTCAGCTACTTAGACAATGCAGGAAACTACTTTTCTGTAGTTACTGGCGACCCAGTACCGATTGAAGCGAAAGGAAAACAACCGACACTAGCCGTCTTTAATAAATTAGTCATTCAGTCCACTAACTTTTTACCGAAGTTTAGAAATAAGTCAAATGGAACTTATAGGCGTTTGCTTATTGTTCCCTTTAACAAGTCTTTCACGTCAGATAATGACAACTGGAAAATCAAAGATGATTATATTAAACGCAAAGACGTTTTAGAGTACGTGCTTAAAATCGCCTTATCACTTAATTTTGATAAATTTGACGAACCCAAAGCCACACAAGGGCTGTTAGATGATTTTAAAATCTCTAATGACAATGTACTGGCGTTTGTAAATGATATGTTTGAGGAATTTGTAAGTGATTTTCTACCGACCGCCTTTATAAGCGCCTTATATCGTGCATGGTGTGAAGATGAGGGTGTAAAGCCATTTACTAAGCGAGAGTTTGAGCTTAAATTACCTGACCACATTAAAAAGGAATGGGAAAAAACAAGTAAAAGACCTCATACGGCAGGCTTTAACAGAGCGATTGATTTACACCGAGCCGAGGAATATGAGCTTTTTAGACGGCTATTTCATTGGGACGATGACAAACAAAAAAGCATGACAAAAGGGTATCTACGTAAGAAAAAGCGAAAATGATACTGTACTACGGTATCATGATACCGTTAGCGGTAGCAAGTTTATAAGCGTGGTTAAGCCATTTGCGGGACTTTGATACCGTGATACTGTACTTTTCCTACTTCGCTAGAAATTATCAGAGGAAAACAAAATCATGAAAAATTCACGCAGTCCGACAATTTGAATTGTTGAAAAAAACTATATATAGAAAAATCGGAGAAAATAAATTGACAAACGAAACAAAAAAAATAGAAATCCCAGTCGCTGAAAACGAGAGAAATAAAGCAGTCGAAAATCTTCTCTCATTAAAAGAATACTTTGATAACCAACTTAAATCAGATCAAGAAACTTATCAAGCGATCGCGACATTAGGCGATAAGTTGGGCGTTCTGTGGAATGCCGATAAGTAATAAATAACGAAAAATGGAGAAAATAACATGCAAGTAAAATATATTGAAGAAGCAAAAAACAAACTCGAAAAACAAGCTAAACCACTCACTCAAAAAGTGGATAAAACGAATCAATTAATTTCTGAATTAAAAAACAAAATTGAAAAAATGGAAAATCAATCTCAAAATGATGATATTGATGAATCACTCAAAGCATTATCTGAATTGAATAACGATAAGCAATTACTTGAAACATTAGAAAAACGGTTGGCGGAGGAACAGGAAGAGCTAGATGTTTTCTGGAGTTCTCAAGAAGTTGATGATACTATCAAAGAAGCAGTAAGCCTAGCAGATAATTTAAGTAAAATTGAGCTAGATTTATTAAAAAGTACAGTGTCTAAAGATACGAAGAAAAAACTAAAGGAATATAACAAGGAAGTTGATGACCAACGTTATCGCCTTCAGGAATCAGGGGATTACTTACTAGAAAAATCAAATGTTTATTCTCGAGCCGAATTAGATAATTTAATTAGTCAAAAAAACAGAAGTCATAAAAATAACTTTTTCTTTGGAATTGTTAGAGTAATGGCAGGTCAGTATAAAAAAGAATTAATGGAATTTCTAAAATCTGAAAAAATACTGACTGATTTAGATTAGGAGATTAAATGAATAAAAAAACAGAAATTAATTTTGGTATTGATAGCAAACTAGAAATTAGAGACGCAAATAAAAAAGCAGGATTCATTGGTCAAATTGCAGGGTATGCCATTGTATTTAATAAGCCAAGTATGCCTAATGCACCTTTTATTGAATATATTTCTTCATCAGCGCTCAATAATGTTGACCTAAGCGATGTATTAGCTTTATATAACCATGATTACGCCAATGTGCTAGGCAGAGTTGATGCAGGAACTTTAAAGTTAAGCATTGATAACGTCGGCTTGCATTTTGTTTTGGATATGCCAGATACAACAGTCGGACATGACGTTTATAACAATATTAAGGCTGGGAACCTTAAAGGCATGAGTTTTGGATTCTCTGTTGCGGACCGTGGCGATTCATGGCAACGAGGAGCAAGTAAACCTATCCGAACAATCAACCAACTTCAAACATTAGGCGAAATAAGCGTAGTAAGTAGACCAGCTTATGATGATACTTCTATCAATGTCACTCGTTCTCTCAAACAATTTGAAGACGAGCGTACACGAAAGTATAAAGAAAAAGTAAGAGCTTATCTTGACGGATTAAGTGATTAGATTATAATAAAAAACCTAGTCTTTATTGGCTAGGTATTTATTGTTAATGTCAGAAAAAGTTAAAATTATACCGTAGTTCGGTAACATGTTACCGTTAGCGGTAACAACTTAAACCGCATGGTTAAGCTATTTGTAGAGTGTTGTTACCGTGTCACCGTACTTTTCCTACTTCGCTAGGAATTTATAATATAGCACGAAAGGATATAAAAATAGATGGTTAGATATTATTGGGGGAGACCTCAAGATGTTGTAAGGTGGTATCTTAGAGGAACGCTATACCTAAGCGCTCAAAGCAGAAAGTCATATATTGAAAAGACAGGAGCTGAACGAGGCAACTTACCAAGACTTCTTAAATTATTAGATAATCTTGATGAGCTATTTGATTCAGTCGATACTGACAGCATAGCTGTATTATGCTTGAGGTATGTAGAGCTATTAAGTGTCGCAGAGACTACAAAACGTACAGGACTATTAGCTTATCAGATTACAGCTAAGACAGGTAAGGTCATGAAGAAAGCTAAGGAAATTATATCTAAAGCATGATATAATAGAACTATTACAAGTCGCAGAAATGCGCGTGGTATAATAGTGCAGGGAAGTATCTCTAATTGTGGGGGTGCTTTTTTGTTTGGAGGATTATATTATGAATGATCTAGAGTTTAATATCAGATTATATCTCACAGGTACAATGAAGTCATGGACAGATAGGATAGACAGCACAGACCAACTCACACCGCAACGCTTTATACTCAACGCAATGACAGAACTATTTGATTCATTGAGTGATGATGACCTAGAGTTAATAAGACTTAGATACATGGAACGCATGACACTATCAGAGGTTGCAAGTCGTTATCTGTTACACGAACATACTATTAGAAACCACACGAACCCAACCATTAAGCAAGTGAAAAAGATTATAAAACAAGGTAATGAACTTTCGATAAAATAA